ATGACAGGAGCAACGAACACTACTAGACCAATTTATCCAATGGGTTCAACTGTTAATGGTTTAATTAATATTAGTGCAAATACTCAATATGGAAGAAAAAGTGGAAATAGTGGAAGATTGCCTACAACTAATTATGGTTATGCAGGTACTCGTAATGCAGATACATTGTATTACAAATTAGCACAATCAGGTGATGACAGAAACTATATGTTTTCAAATTACACAAATAGTAATCTTAATCAAGGTGGTTTTTATGGTTGGGGTTCTGGTGTTCACAATAATTATGCTTGGATAGCAAGTACAGGCGATAGTGTTTCAACAGTAGCTTTTTACGTTAGATAATAATGCCTAGAAAAAAGATAACTCCAAAAGAGTATAGCGAAGTCGCTACTGGAGTTAGACTTTCTAGCCATGAGAAACTTTGTGCTGAACGCATGAATAACATCTTGAAAACTTTAGAAGAAATGAAACGAGAAGTTAAGTCGTTAAGACAAGATGTTTCTATGGGTAAAGGTGGACTTAAAGTTATCCTTGCTATTGGGACACTTATAGTTGGAATTATAGGGTTCTTTCAGTTTAAGTGAAATTTATATTAGCTTTTAGTATTTGCTCTGCAATTACTGGATTTTGTAATAACACAGCAACACTACCTACTGACTTTAATTCATGGTCAGAATGTGTGGGTGCAGGTGGAAAATTAATTCAAAACTTTTCAGTAGAAATGAATGACACTATTGAAAGAGACAAACTTTACATGAACTATTTTTGCAATGAAATTAAAAAGGAGACAATATGATAATATATGGTTACACACCAAAAACTTGGTTAAACAAAATAAAAATATACTGGACTAATACAGATAAAAAACTTTTTGCATTATTTGTAGCATGGTCAGTTGTTTTATGGGTAATGTAACATGTGGTTTGCATTATTAAAAAACCCTCTTACTAAAATTATAGCAGAAAAAACATTTGGTGCTATTTCTCACAAGTTACAAAAAGATAAAATTGTAAGAGAAAAAGAATTAGATGCAGTATCACAAATTTCAATAGAACAAATTAAACAACAAGAACATTCGTGGAAAGATGAGTGGTTGGTAGTTTTCTTTACACTATTAATGGCTTGTCATTTTATTCCATACACACAAAACACAATGGAACGTGGGTGGCAAATATTACAAAATGCTGACCCTATGTTCTGGTACATAATTTTAACAATCGTAGGAGCATCATTTGGTGTCACTACAATGAATAAACTTAAAAAGAAATAATGGATAAGTTTGTTTATTCACTACTTGGTTGGATAGATGAACGTATGAATTTTTTAAATAAGATTGTAGATGATGTCTACACTTTTGACTTCCCTAATTGCAAACGAAAGAAAAAACATGAAAATAAACGAAAACACTAGCGTATCAATGCCAGTTAAAAACATGATTGGTATAGTTATAGGAGTAGCAATGGGTGTATTTGCATACACAGAAGTTACAGCTAGACTTACTTCGTTAGAGACTTCAAGAGAATTGTTTGAAAACGATTTATTAAAGAAAAGTTTGCAAGTACCTACAGACCAAGAACAGTTCATGCTTATTGAGCAGTTATACAATGACGTAGAAAAATTGACTGCAACTCAAGAACAAAACATGACTAATAAAGTCAATATAGAATTTCTTAAATCACAATTAGAAAAAGCATTGTTAGATATTGAACACTTAAAAGAAAAAGTAAGAGCAAACGGAAATGGAGGACACTAATGTTTGAAACTGTTGTTGCTTTACTTATGATTGTTAATGGTGAAATCAAAGAACACAGAATACAACCATCTATGTCTGTGTGTTTAAAAGGTAAAAGAATTGCAGAACGTAATGGCGGTAACATAGACCATCAATGCGTTAAATCTCAAGCAGAGCTTGAAACTAATATAGACGGAAGTAAATCAATTAAAAAATTAATACTTCAATAATGGCTAGAAAATTTAAAGATTTTGTTGTTAGAGAGAAACCAAAGAAAAGAGTACGAACACACAAGAAAAGGTTAAACAAAGATGAAAAACGAGACCATAAAAAATACAACCGACAAGGAAGACCCCAATAATTTAGAAACAGTCTTAAAAGAGTTACCACAACTATTGGTAAACCATGCTTATAAGAAATTAAAATCTGGGGAAGATTTAACAGCTTCAGAAATGAAAGTATGTTTAGAAGTTTGTAAAACATACAGTAAAGAACCTTTGGCTAAAAAAGAAGATAACATAAAGAAGATAACATTTTAGACGAAGTACCATTTGATGATGGATAAACGATTAAAGAATTTTAAAAATTTTTTGTATTTGTGTTGGAAGCACTTAAACCTGCCTAACCCTACACCTATACAATTCGATATTGCAGATTACTTACAGTCAAACGAAAAGAGACTTGTAATAGAAGCATTTAGAGGCGTAGGTAAGTCTTGGATTACCTCTGCTTTTGTCTGTCATCAATTACTTCTTAATCCACAAAAAAATATTTTAGTAGTATCTGCTAGTAAAACTAGAGCAGATGACTTCAGTACCTTTACACAAAGGTTAATTGGAGAGATGCCACTATTACAACACTTGATACCTAGAGATAATCAAAGACATTCTAAAGTATCATTTGATGTAGCACCTGCTACAGCCAGTCATGCACCATCAGTTAAATCTATGGGTATCACTGGGCAGTTAACAGGTAGTAGAGCAGACATTATCATTGCTGATGACGTTGAGAGTGCTAATAACTCCCAAACGCAGTTAATGAGAGATAGATTAGGTGAGACTGTAAAAGAATTTGATGCAATCATTAAACCTAACACTGGAAGAATTATATTTTTAGGAACTCCACAAAATGAGATGTCATTATACAACTCATTAGAAGAGAGAGGATTTAAGACAAAGATATGGACTGCACTTGTACCTAATCCTACACAAAAGATTAGTTATGGTCACAAACTTGCAGACATAATACAAGGTAACGAAGGAGACCCCACAGACCCCAAAAGGTTTGATGCGGTAGACCTTATGGAAAGACTATCATCTTATGGTCGTTCTGGTTTTAACTTACAATTTATGTTGGACACAAGTTTGTCTGATGCAAATAGATACCCTCTAAAGTTAAACGATTTGATTGTAGCTTCAGGTTGTTCTACATGGAAAGATGCACCTGCAAAGATACAATGGGCATCATCACCAGAACAAATGAAAGCTATAGACCCTGACATTCCCAATGTGGGACTTAAAGGTGATTATTTTGTAGCTCCTATGATGATGAGTGAAGAATTTACAGCATTCGAAGGCACAGTAATGTCTATTGACCCTAGTGGTCGTGGAGAAGACAAAACAGCGTATGCGGTGCTTAAAATGCTTCATGGAGTGCTTTATCTGACCTCTGTAGGCTCACTAGAAGGTGGTTATTCAGAAACTACTATGGCAAGACTGTCTAACATTGCGAAGAAACATGATGTGAACTATGTGGTCATTGAGAGTAACTTTGGTGATGGTATGGCAACCCAGTTGTTAAAACCTGTCATGGCAAAGATACACCCATGTGAGATAGAAGAAGTTAGACATAATACACAAAAAGAAAAGCGTATTATAGATACACTAGAGCCTTTAATGAACTCACACAGGTTAGTTGTAGATGACTTACTAATACACGAAGATTTTAAGAACGAACCTGACCATCAGTTGTTTAGACAAATGACAAGACTGACTAGAGACAAAGGTTCATTAAGACATGATGATGCTATTGATGCTTTAGCTATGGCGGCGAAGTATTGGGTAGACAGAATAGATAGAGACCAAACATTATCTTATAATCAACACAAAGAAGAATTGTTAGACCAAGAATTAGAAAGATTTATGGAAAACAATATCGGAAGGAAACAAAGTAAAGACAGATGGATATAGAACAAACAAAAGAAGCCGTTAAAAAAGAAGAAGGCTATAGATTAGAAACATATCGTTGTACAGAAGGACATCTTACAGGTGGCTATGGTCACAAGATGTTAAAAGGAGAGACAGCTCCTACAGACCACGCAGGTTGGTTAGTCTTATTTGAAAGAGATTTTGCTAGAGCTGTAACTGGTGCTGATGATTTACTGATGTTATGTCCTGATATTAACAACAGTGCAAGACATATTGTAGTTGAAATGGTGTACCAAATGGGTGCTTATGGGGTGTCCAAGTTTAAGGGTATGCTTAAAGCATTACAAGATGGGGACTATAAGACAGCTAGTGTGGAAATGTTAGATAGCAGATGGGCTAAACAAACGCCTAATCGTGCTAATCGAATGGCAGAACGCATGGGAAATATTTAAGAGAAAAATCTGAGGGGGTATATGATATACACAGAGACACAGTTTCCCCCGTATGTCTAGCGTGTGGACGCACAAAAGAACCAGAAAACAAGGTATTAAAGGGGTTTTTTACTATATAAGGACTGCATATCCTTTGCGTATGCC